ATGTTATCAGCCTTCCAACTAGGGCACCAAGAAAAGCACCCAAAGCAAAGGTAGTAAAAGTTGTCAATGTCAAATATGCTTCCATGTCAAACTCCAATAACGAAATTATAAATGAAAATTACTAGTCTGTCAAGAGTGTTGTATTTTTGCTACCGATTTGAATTTTCTTTGGCTTTCTTTCTTCTGGAATAATATTTTCCAGTTCAATCACAAGAAGCCCATCGACAATGTTAGCAGATTTTACATGTACTGTTTGTGCCAAAATAAATCGATGATTGAAGTCACGTTTTGCAATACCATAATGAATGAATTCGCGGGTATTATCTTTATCTGCACTCTTACCTGTGACCAAAAGTTTTCCATCATCTAGAGTGATATCAATTTCGTCACGTGTAAACCCTGCGATAGCAATTTCAATAGTCCAGTGCGTATCGTTTGTTTTTACAAGATTGTATGGAGGATATGTTTGAGGTTTAACCGCCCTATCAAATTCTTCAAAAGTGCTAAGAAGACGTTCGAAACCAACGGTTGCAGGCAGCAAAGATTTGCCGTATTGAAGAGTCATGCTTTTCTCCTTAAAATAAGCGAGTTAATAAAATACCAACCCATAAGGCGTTGGTCCGAGGTTTATTTTACTAGCCTTAACCTCGGTAGGCTAGCCCATCCCGATTGGGATATGGTTATTTATTCACGTTCTGTGCTTTTTTACCAATATTATATTTGGTAATTAATTCCCAATCATCTTTTTCTTTATGAGAAAGAATTTTAATTTGTGACAATGATACAATCGGATCACTTACCATATCTTTATTAACAATTTTTAATAGTTCCCAGTCTTCCAATAATTTTGCAATTGTGTTTCTTCGTGCAATATCATTTTCAGAAAAGTCTGTATTTTTACCATCTAATGCAAAAAGTTCTTTAAAATGTACGATGTAGTATCTACCTTGCTTATGTAGAATGTGACAAGACTGGTAAAGAACTTTTTCTTTTTTGGAAGCGACACCGATTCGCGTTAATGTTTCACGAACTTTTAAAAAGTCATCTTTTTCCTTTAGAGTCACCTCTACCATGTTTTCTATTTTTACCATTATTTTTTCACTCCACCTTTTTCTAATTGTTCTTTTATGAAAGCGATCTGTTTATCGGTTAGAATACGCAAGGCCTCTTTGGCTTTTTCATTTGAATAACCAAAATATTCTTTAACGCAATCTAAATTTTTGATGGTCTCTTGCTTTTGCCAAGACTGAAACTTACGTTTCATTGGTCTTACGGTATTTAGAAAATATTGGTATTGTAGTTTTGGAGGTAAATTTCCACACATATTCATTTGATTTGCATATAAAATACAATCCATATGATATGAGAGTGAGCGATTTATGATAAAAGGTTTATAATCAGATTCATTTTCTAGAACGTCTTTCTTCGTTTGAAGAATGCTTGGTAAGATTTCTTTAAATAGGTCAGTCATGTTTCACCAAATAGTCTAAAGCTCTTTTTAATCCTTGAGTATCGTCACCTAATAAACCAATCCCAAGATTACAATCAAAACAAAGCCAACCTCTAAAGGTATTAGTTTTAGGGCAATGATCAAGTGCTAATCCAATTTTTCTTCTACCATTGCCTTCCTTAGGTTTTTTTCCACAACAATCACATATTTCAGGTTTTGGTGGAGAATTTTTTCTTATTTGATCTACAAGTTTTCCTCTTTTATTTTTGCATTCTTTGCATCTAGAATCGTATCCATCATTTCGATGAATATGTTTAGGAAACTCTGTTATTTTTTTCTGTATTCCACAATAAACACAGCTTTTACTATTCAAAAGAATTTCATCACCAAATAAATCATATATTTTCGTTTGAAACATGTTCCTTCTCACTTAAAGGAACATTCAACCATAAATTCGGTCAAACAGGCCATTAAGTTAATTTCCTGATCCGCCACGAATGCAGATTGATATTGGTATTTTGACAAGATTAAAACAGCAGGTGGAATGCTGTCAGGAGTTAAATATTCATACATCGAATCATATATTTTTCTGATTATGGTTGCTGCATCATTGTCAAGATTCGAAGTGACCCATTTTCTTGCTGATCCAAAATCTTTTTCTTTAATGGATTTGATAAGCGTTGCAATGTTTACGTCTGAAACATTTGACAAAATACCTTTATCGATTGCTCCTGAAACTGAATATCGTTGTAATTCATTTAGAATACGTCGATTATCAGGAAAGTATTTTGTAATGACGGCTGCAACAACATCTTTTTCGTATGGAATGTTTTCTTGTTTTAAGATCCATTCAACACGTTTAAAGAATTGAGCCGCCATCTTAGCCTTTTGCCCATTTTGAAGTTTGAATTCAATAACGGAACAACGTGAATGAAGAGGTTCAATAATCCTGTTCTTAAAATTGCAAGTGAAAATGAAAGAACAATTAATTGAAAACTCTTCAATAGCACCGCGTAGGGCAGGCTGTGTAGAATTGGGATTTAGATAGTCTGCTTCATCAATGATGATGACCCTTCGGTCACCAGAAAAACTCATTGCTGATGCATAGTTTTTGATTTTGGTGCGGAATGTGTCAATACCGCTTTCGTCTGACCCATTGATGATGATATAATCGCAGCCAATTTCTTCGCAGAGGGCTTTAGCAATTGTTGTTTTACCAACGCCTGCGGATCCAGCAAGTAACAAATTTGGGATTTCTTTTCTGTTAACATATTCTTGAAAGGTAGTTTTGATGTTTTCGGGAAGGATACAATCTTCAACTTTGTTCGGGCGATACTTCTCTACCCATAAAACTTGTTTGTTTTCCAATCACAGTCTCCATAATGTAAAATAAAATAATTTAAATTCTTTGAAGTTTTTTTCCACCATCCCCCTTTTCTATTCTTACTATAAAATATCGTGCATTACTAGGTAGTCCATGAATATTAATGTTATTTTTTATTAGATGATATTTTAAAGAAGATTCTTGTTGAACTAACTCTTTATTTTTCATTTGATCGACAAATAAACTATTGAACGCATCAAAATATACTTTCATATTTTTCATATTGCCGATTGCGAATTGATCGTTCATACCTCCTCCTCCTAAGTTCCGAGGAACATAAATTCCTTCATCTAAATTTATTTGTTTTAAGTAAACATCATCAGCAAGGAAACAATCGGGTCTATATCTTATAACACAATCATATTCTTTGTCAATTAATTGAAAAGCTTTCATTGCTGAATATCTTTGAAAATATAGATCAGTAAGACTGGTTCTCATTTTATCAGGCTCAAATATATGATTTGCTCCAAGAGATTTTTCTATTAATAATTCCAGTTCATTATTGAATAATTTTTCAATAGAAGGTTCATTTTCAGTTACGAATTTTTTTATAACGCAATTTTTAGGTAGACCTTTTTTTATTTGCTCCTCAACTGGGCCTCCACCATAAAAAATATTTTTATCTTCATCACGAAGAATATAATTATTCCACATGTAAAAATAAAGGTCTATATTTGTTGCATCTTTTATTCTATGATAATTATCGAAAATATATTTTGTGTATCGAGGTTGCCCGGAAGCAACCATTGCTATATTCATATTTTTCTCCAACTATCGTTTTCTTTTACGTATAGTTTGCCATCAGGACCAGGAACAATTCTCACCTCAACATGTTTTTCTGTACCCTCTTTGTATGTTGGAGCATTAGAAAATATATACTGCCCTTGTTGATAATCTTTTTTTATTTCTTCACCATATGTTGCCATCAAAGCTAGAACTGGTTTTCCTTCAATTTGTTTTTCCAACTCGGCGCTAGGAACTTCATCTTGTTTATATACAATTCGCTCCTTAACTTCTTTATAACCAGCAACACCAACAGCAACAAATCCGGCTAGCCCTAATCCTTTAGCAAATCCTCTGCGTTCTGGATTCATTTCGCCTCCGTAAGCCCGATATAAAGAGTTTCAAACTCACTATCATGCGCAAGTTCTTCCTGAAAAGAATTTTTATGATGCGCTTTTGCCAAACGACGAATTACTTTTTTAGGTATTTTGTAATTGTCAAAGACTGCATTGATAACATCTTTGATTGCATCTTTGTGCTGAGAGATAATGTCAAGTTCATTTGAAATTTCATTCAAAGCTTCTTTGATCGATTTCAAATCTTCTTCTTTAAAAGTACCATATTGTGTAACGATATCAGTCATTATTAAACTCCGTAAGTAGAACCAGGTTCGGTCGTAACCCAATATTCAATTGGTACAGACTTGTTTTTAAAGTGCCCAATTCCTCGTGAATGAATCGTAACATCATATGATCCGAGAATAAACTTAAAATTTTCTATAGCAAAAATCATTTTAAAAGTTTTGCCATCACCTTCTGCAATTGTTGTTGTATTTACGTTAGATGAATCATCTTTTACATTAAAAACATCAACTGTGACATTTGCACCATCAGAAACAAAAGCGATATTGGTCGAGTTAAGTGCGGATGCAGCTTTCAAACACCAATCAAGATCCTCTTCTGTGATGGTGAAAATAATTTCAGCATTTTCCATGCTGACTTTTTTCTCAGGGGCAAGAAGTAAAAGTTCTTTTTTAGATTGATGATATGTCGTGCTACTTTTGCCTACTCGATTGCGGATAATAATTTTTTGATCTTCAAAATCAAGTTCAGGTAAAGTACCTTTAGAAAGAGATAGAACACCCAAAAAATTGTTTAGATCGTAAATTCCGAACTCTTGTGGAAAGTTTTCTTCCACTGTTGCTTTAGCCAAAATATTTTTCTGCTTTGAAACAGTTTCAATAACATTACCAGGTTTAACATAAATGTTCTGATTAATTGTAGAAAAATTCTTCAATACATTCATGGTGTTATTTGTCAACTTCATTACAAACTCCTCTGTTTAAGAGATTCAATTATATCACTTCCGTAATGGCCTTTCAAGCAGTTTGTGATTCTTCCTTTTAATTTTTCCAGAGTATCATTATTATCAATAATATAATCCACGCCGCTGCCTATCCATCTCCATTCGGATTCATGTACACCAGTTTTTTCTAACATAAACTTTTCCGAGAAAGCGGACCCATTTGACCTATTCGCATCTGCGGCAATATGAAACCAAGACGGCCTTTCACCTCTGCGAACTTCTATCAAAATACCTTTTTTGCTTTTCAGCCATTCTATTTCATTTTTAAATCTAACGTCGGTTACCACCACATTTTGATTGTCTCCTAATTTTTTGATTTTATTTTCTAAAGAAAAAATCCAAAAATCTTCATGAAATACATTCCTACCAGCTTCAGTACCAAGTAATTGTAATGCTAATCGTGGTGTAAAGTGTTCACCGATTTTTTTAGACCAAAAACCATCCGGCTTTTCTCTAAATTTTCTAGACTCTTCTGTATCTCCCTCCAAAAGATGCCTTTCCCAACCGAATAAAACGGAAGCAACATCTTTTAGGTGGGAGGCAAAACTTAAAGAGTGAAATCCAAATTCAGTTTTTAAGAAATCGCCGACGGTTCCTTTTCCAGAACCGATGAACCCTACTACACCAACGATCATTACATTTCCCCAACAAAGTTGGCTACGGCAGGCATATCACCATGAAAGTGATAAGTTCCAATATGCTGTGTTCTCATCCATGGGCAGAGCCAAATTTTTCCACCAATTTTTCTCCAAAGTTGACAGAACATATAATCTTCTGACAGATAACGATCTGAACCGCCACCAGTTGCAGAATCTTTTGTGTCAATAATAGTATCGAAGAAAGCATGAATGTAACGTGAACCGTCAAAATGTTGTTGCCCAACATGATCTGGTTTGTAACGAAGTTGAGGATATGCTTCTTCCATTTTTGGAAATACTTCACGTTTGATCAACATGAATCCTGTTCCAATTTCCATAACTTCTAGTGGTTCAGAAACTTGAAACTGTGCAGTACCTTTTACTGGATTGAACACGAAGTCGCCAGCAACTTTTTCAAGTTCATGAGGCTTCATATCAGGATGAAGAAGCGCGGCTTTTTGAATACTCTTCCATTTGATTGCTTTTTTAGGATACGGTCCACCAATAACATCTTTGTCGAGAGCCAACATAGCAATAACATCTTGCGGATTGAAACAAATATCCGAATCGATGAACAGTAGATGCGTACACTCTGAACGATTATAAAATTCATCTACAAGGTAATTTCTTGCCCTCGTGATTAATGATTCATTGAATAGGAAAGAAAATTTAACATTGACGCCATATTGAATACACATACCTTGAAGATCAAGACATGCTTTCATGTACAAACCATGATTCATACCGCCATACATGGGTGTAGCAACAAATAGACTTTTTTTTCTAAGTTCATCTGTTTTTATTTGAATTTCCATTTGCACTCCAAAATAAAAAAAGGAGAGGCCATATTTAATGGCCTCTCCTGTATCAAACCATTATTAAGCGGTTTGTGGGCGAACACCCATAGAACGCCATTGTGCTTTCATTGTTTTTGAAGGTTTTCCAAGGCGATAGATGGAAACTTTGGTACCATCACCACGGGTGCGAGTATTGGTGTAAATCGCATACCCTTCTTTCCGAAGTTCATGGATTCGAGCAGCAACATTTTTAACACCAAAACGAACACGAGCTTGTGCAACACTGAAAGTGTTGTAGCCTTTAGTTTGTTTCAAAGTGTTAATCATACGCACTTTTGCACTGGTCTTACTCATAACTAACTCCTATATCAAAAAATAAAAAAGAAAACTCGATCAAACGAGTACGCACATCATACTACTATGTAGTGTATTTGTCAATAGGTTGTGAGGTAAACATTAATTATTACCTACCAACTTGAGGCAAATATTTTTGTTTAGCTTCTTCCCATGTAAGATAGATCAAATCATCATAGAAAAGAGATTCTTTGGAAACATTATTTTTCTTCTTCAGCATAGAAATCCTGGGTTTTGCATACTTAGTTTTCCAGATTTCCGATAATGCTTCGCAGCTTGTATCAAAAGATTTAACAAGCTTATCTTCAGTTATTTCACCACGCAAAAATTCGCAGGTGTTATTATACAGAGGTGAAAAATAAATTCCTCTTTGATGATCCGTTTTCGTAAGTTCTTTTGGAATACCAAGTTTTGGGTACGCAAAGTGCAAAGAACGATTCTTGTGATCACGTTTGAACGGCAACCCTTGTGCGTTCTTAGCTTCCCACCATTCAAAATATTTTTCGGTATGGTTCTCTTTCAACCAGTTCCAAATCATTTGAAGCGTACTTTTTCTTGGTTCAAACGCCACTGAACCTGAAGAAAATCCCATTTTTTGCCAATACTCCAGCCCATCATATTGGCTCAATCCGTTTGCTTTTGTATTTCCGTAAAGTGAAGTTGTGGTCACTCCGATCAAAGTATTACCGTATTTTTCTTTCCAAATTCTCTGTACATCATCAGAGAGACATAGAAGGGCAAGCAATTTGCCACCCATGTAATTAAACCCTAGAGGCTGAAATGGCACTATCGAAGAACCAATAGCAGTGTAATTAATCATGCCACCTTGTGTCTTCTTTTCTCGTTCCCAACCAATAAATTTATCTCTTGGTGTTAAGTCGAGAAAGTCGGATGAGATACAAATAACTCCCAAGTATTTACCTGTTACATCATCCTTTACCATGAAATTCAAATTTCTTCCAATATTAGAATTGTTTTTCATGGTCGAAATAAATGTTCTTGCTGTATTCCAGATTACAGGCAAATCTTTTGTTCTTTTTTTATCTTTTTTTGTTTTAGACCCGTCAACAGCAGTAACAAAAATTTCACCAGAATCATCGGTGTATTCCATGACAGGTTTAAGTTTCATGAAATCATCAGGAGATTCTGGAATCCAAATGTTATTTTTAACAAAATTAATATATTGCTCTTGAGATGAATCTAGAAGATGCTTTTCTACGTCACCGAAAACTGACGTAGTTTCTTTTACAGGATACTTTTCTTGAATTTCACACCACTTTTGATATAACGTGTATTCTTTTACATCCATTTTTGACGCATATGTCAGGTCACTAGTGAGTATTTCAGTTAGCTGATTTGTATCAACGTGTTCAAATTTAGAAAACGGGTTTTTAGAACTCCAATCTTCCCATTGTTTTTTTACAAAATCCGGCCATTTTTCTTTATCGAATGTTTCCGTAATTTCTGCTTCGATTGTTTCCATTATTTGTTTCTTTCAAAGATTTCGACAATAGTTTTAGATACTTGCTTCGTCTTTTCTGAGCAAGTTGTATTGATACGGTGCCTACATGACTATGATACGTGATTCCGTTCATATGGTCAAGTTCATGTTGAAAACATCTAGCAGTCATACCGGTAAACTTTGCTTGCCTTAAAATACCATTAAAATCTTGGTATTCTACCTCAATTTCTGCTGGTCTTTCTACGTTCAAAAACAAACCTTTGTATGATAAGCAACCTTCTTCCATTTTACTTTGCTGTTCGGAAGACTTTAAAATTTTTGCATTAAAAAAAGCCACATAGTTGTCACCAGAACCCATCACAAACACTCGATATTCAAATCCGCATTGGTTAGCTGACAACCCCAATCCATTATGAAGTTTGCAGGTTTCAACCAACGAACTGGCGAAAGAATTGGGGTCAACTGGTGGTTTTTTAAAATCGAAATCTGGTAAAACTTTTTTTAAAGCAGGATGGGCTTCAGGCACCAGATCGAAAATACGAATCTTTTCTTGTATAACGGAAGGTTCATTTTTGTATGGATCTGTATTAATTCGGATAACATCGTTTTCTTTAATTACATCAGTCATTTTACCACCTGTGAAAAATTATTTTTCTTTTCAAATCTAATTACGGATCTAAACTTGTCGAACAGTTGATCTCCCTTATGTGAGATAACAAAAACGTTAGTGTTATTATCTAGTGTATTCAAAAGCTTCATAAATTCTTCTGTGCCAACACCATCTAATGAAGAATCAAAAACTTCATCTAGAATAAGCAAATTGGTATTAGTTGAATTTTTTAATTTTGCTATTTGTCTCCACGTAAATAATAAAGCGAGGTCAATTCGCATCTTTTCTCCCTCAGAAAAGGAAGCGTAAGAAAAAACGTCACGATGCCTTGACTTAATAGTTTCTTCGAAGTTTTCATTCAGATTAAAATTAACAAAAAAGTCCATTGCAGTTAAATACTTATTGATCAACTTATTCATTATTGGCAAATATTGCTTAATAATTTTAGTCTTGATGCCTGTATCTTTTAAAAGAGTAGCAGCAAATTCATGATATTGTTTTTGAACAGATAATTCATTACCATTTGTTTCTGCATTCTTTAATTCATCATTTAAAGTTTTTAGTTTTTCATTATCATTCTCTGTGAAAAATGTATTCTGTTCTAGAGATTTTATTTCTTCAATTAGTTTAATGTTATACTTATTAACGCTAAAAATCTGTGTATTTAATTTAACTACTTCAGAGTTATGTTCATTAATATGTTTCTGTATTTTTTGAATTTGATCCAAACGGGAATGTAATTTATTCAATTCATCAGAAAGCTTTTCACTTGCCACATCGATTTCTTGTATTTTATCTTTTTTGGTTGTGATGTGATTAGTTTTAGTATCATGAGTAATGATCTGATGGCATGTTGGGCAATCATTATTCTTTTCAAAAAAATCTATTTCTTTATTTAATTTTTTAATGTTATCGGAAAGTTTTGATTGTAATGTTACAATTTTGGTACTTTTTGAATGAATATTTTTTTCATCCGAAATACTATT